GGGCTGGCAAACCATACCCTGACCGTCAAGACCGGCGGTGTCACTGCCAACCAGCTGATTGATGTGCAGCAGTCCGCCCTGGGCGACTTCTCCGGCAAGTTCGGCCTGCTGGTGGTGCACTCCAAGATTCTGGCTGAATACAAGAAGATGGGCCTGCTGAACTACAACAAGTACGTAATCACCAACGTGCTGCAGAAGGAAGTCAGCCTGCCCACCATCAACGGTCTGGTCGTGGTCGAAAATGACCGCGGCACCGATGACGGCACCAACTACAACAGCTTCCTGCTGGGTCAGGGTTCCGTCCTGACTGCCGACCCTAAGGTCATCACCCCGGATTACACCGAGTATGATGCGGCCAAGGCAGGCGGCACCGATATCCTGTACAATAACCGCTCCTTCATCCTGCACCCGAACGGTGTCTCCTTTGACGGCGATAAGATCAACAAGCCCACCCCGACGGATGACGAGTTCACCAACAAGGCAAACTGGGCGCTGAAGTTCGACCACAAGAACGTGCGCATGGGCAAGATCACCATCCCCAAGGCAAACTTTGTCGAGGAGTAACCTATGGACAGCTGGCTGACCTACTCTGAGTACATCGCGCAGCACCCCGGATCTGCGCTGACCGAGGCAGAGTTCACCCCGCGGGCGGTGGACGCAGCATTCTTCATCGAGAGCGCCACACGCTGGTGCGCCAGCCTTGCTGAAGAGCCCGAACAGCTGGCGCTTCTGACACAGTGTCAGTCCCGTCTGGTGGCCCTCTCCGAAGAGGTCAGCGCCAGCTGGGACGGTGTGACCAGCGTGAACAATCACGGCTACACCGAGAGCTATGCCAGCGGCATGGATATGCAGGCGTATCTGGGCAAACGGCAGAGCCAGATCGTGAACGAGGTGCTCTCTGCTCCATCTACCCGGTGGATGCTGTATCAGGGCGGCGTGTATCACCCGCCCCGCAGACGCTGAGAGGAGGCCCGCCATGCGCAAACCTCTTCTCGCAACAAAGAGTGTCACGCTGGTGCATTGCATCCGGCGGGGCACTGGCAGCACCAGCTACACCACGGTGCTGTCTGGCGTGAGCTGCCGCGAGGTGGCCGCAGCCGGTGCCGGCGCACAGTCCGGTGCAGGCTCCGGCTTTGCCCCGAAAAGCAGCTCCGAGATCTGCATTTTTCCGGGCCATTCCACAGCAGCCCCGCAGAGCACAGCAGAACCGCCCTCAGACGCGGCAAGCACCTTTCTCGACCCAGCAGCGTTCAAGGCCGCAGACGAGCCCGCAAGGGCCTGTCACTGGACGCTTGCCCCGGAGGATAAGGTGACACTGCCCTCTGGGCGGGTGGGTACCGTGACGAGCATGCAGGACAACCGTGACGGGCACTGCCCGCACTGGTATGTGGAGGTGACGTGATGAGTGGCCCGATCAATCTCGGCATCAAATGGGACCCGAACTTCAAGACCCGCACCGAGGCGGGCTTCCAGCGGCTCCAGAAGGAAGCCGATGGAGAGTTTATCCGGCTGGTCACGCCCTACGTTCCGCTGCGCACCGGCGCGCTGGCAGGCAGTGCCAAAACCAGCACTGTGCTGGGCAGCGGCCTGATCCGGCACACCACGCCCTACGCAGCCGCCCAGTATTACCGGCTGCCCTGCGGGCAGGGCGTGCGTGAGGACGGGCGCGGCCCCCACTGGGGCGAGCGGTGCGTCAACGACCACAAAGAGGACTTTGCCGCCTTTGTCAAGGCGCGGGCCAACGAGGTGACCAAATGAGCCAGACCGCAGACATCAAAGCCATGCTGGACTGGCTGGCCACCTGCCCGCTGGCAACGGCACTGGGCGACGGGGATGTTGCTTTCTCCATCGAGTATCTGGGCGCTGACGCCGATCAGGTGCAGTTCTCGCTGGAGGGCACCCCCACCGCAACGGTAATCGACCAGTTTTTCCTCGGCAGCCGCCGGGCAAAGAACTATGTGCTGGCGTCCCGTATGACCTACTCGCAGGACAACATCCAGCAGGCGGCGAACAGTTCCTTCTGGGACAAATTCGCCGAGTGGGTGGAGACCCAATCCAGTGCCCGGAACCTTCCGCAGCTGTCCGACGACAAGACGGCAGAAAAGGTCGTCTGCCTTTCCCCCGGTTACATCATGAGCCAGGACGCCGACAGCTGCCGTTTTCAGATCCAACTTCAACTCCAGTATTACCAGAGAGGGAGATAACAATATGACTGTTTCGGAAACTCTGGCTGCGCTCAAGACCCAGAAGGGCATCGAGCCGAAAGCCAGCTACACCGGCACCGAGGACACGGATGACTTCATCTTTGCCGTCCAGACCGACAGCTCCAGTCAGACCAAGGAATCGGCGTGGATCGTCTGCGCCGACCACGTCAAGGAGCACAGCGGTGCGCTGAACGCCACCACCGCGGACGAGGCATTCATCCGCACCGGCACCGTGACCAGTAAGACCGGTACCCAGCGCACCTTTTCCATCAACGGCAACCGCTGCGTGGGTGACGATTTTCAGGATTTTGCCCTGTCGCACAAGATCAAGTATGGCACCGGCAGCGATGTGATTGTGCCCTACATCTACTTCAGCATCCGCACCGGCAAGGGCGAGAGCGGCAGCGCCGTCCTGATCGTCAATTCGGATGTGGGCGGTGCCGCAAACGCTTCTGCCACCTTTGCGATGGACGTCAAGGCCGTCGGCACTCCGGTGGAGTTCGACTACCTCGAGGCCAACCCGCAGTCCAACACGGACACCGCAAAGCCGGTCAAGGCGTAAGCATAAACCCAATATCGCCCCTGTCAGCCTCTGGCAGGGGCGCATTTTATAGGAGACCTGTATGATCATCAATGGTTTGGAATTTCCTTTTTCGGCACTGAATGCAGACGACCTCGACCGGCTGGAGACCGCACAGGAGCACATGAAGCAGGCAGACGCCATCGAGCGTCAACGCGCCAAGACCGGCCTCGCAGACGCCATCCGGGGCCAGTGCCGTCTCGTGATGGGCTTTCTGGACGAGTTGCTGGGCGAGGGGGCCTCGGCAAGGCTGGGTCTGACTGGCAGCGACTTTAAGGCATGCCAGCAGGTAGTCAGCGAGATTCATGACCGCATCGCGGAGGAGCAGGCCGAGCTTCAGGCGCAGCCCGTGAACCGCGAACAGCGCCGGGCAGTGGCAAAAGCGCAGCAGCGCACCCGGACGGCGGGCCGCATCGTCGAGGTCAGCAAGCCCATCCGCATGGCTCCTGTGGTCACTGTCCACACGGACCCCGCAGACGCCGCACTCAAGCGGGCAGACGCCCGCGTCCACGGCGACGCGCTCCGGGACGACCCGGAGGCCATGCAGCAGCTGGCCGACTATGCCCTGAAGATCGCAGCGGAGCGCCATGTCTGACCTGCTGACAGAGGCCCTGCCCACCGTGTGGCATGGGCAGGCCATCGACCCGGACTTCCGGCACATGGTGTGGCTCTGCAACACCTACCGGCGCGGGGCTGGTGATGACCCGCTGGCGCTGGCATGCCGTGCCATTCGGCGGTTCTATCGAGAGCCGGGGCCGCTGTTGGAGACCGCGCAGGCGTGCTCCGAGTGGTACCAGCATCTGATCGAGTTTTATCAGGCGGGGGAAACCGCCACCGAGAGGTCATCTGCGCGCAGCAGCGGTGCGGCAGCTACACTGCCGTTCGACTATCACTGTGATGCTGCGTACATCATCGCCGGGTTTCAGCGGCTGTACGGCATCGACCTGACGACCGAGCACGTCCACTGGTTTAGGTTTCGTGCGCTGCTGCGTGGCGTGATCGGCGAGGACTGCATGTTCAGCCGCATCATCGACTGGCGCACCGCAGACCTGACGAGCAAATCCCCGGAGGAGCGGCGCTTCTACGAGGACAAGCGGGAGCTTTTCGCGCTCCCCTCGGAGCTGAGAGGGGGTGCAGTCGTTGCCGAGACCGTGGACGAGCACAACAGTGCCTTTATCGCACGCTTCCGGAGCCGCTGAACGCGCCCCGCTCCCCTGCCCCTACTGCGGGAAAACCCTCCCGGTATGGGCCGTACCAGATGCCAGAGCAACCGGCGTCTGGGTAAAATGCAAAAACCCGGCCTGCCGCCGGGAAGTAGAGATCAAGTTATAACACAGCCTGTGCCCTTGTGCCCGCGCTTTCCGATTGAGAGGTGGGCATAAGTGGCAGATTACAGTGTTACCGGCGATACCAGTCTGGACACCAGCGGCTTTACCAAAGGCATCAGCAGCATGACGGTGGCCGCCGGTAATCTGATCTCCGATCTGGTCAAGACCGCAGGCAGCAAGCTGGCAGGGCTGGCGCAGTCCTCGGTCGGCGTCGGCATGACCTTTGACGCGTCCATGTCGCAGGTGGCGGCCACCATGGGCACCACAGTGGACCAGATTAGCAACCTGACCAAGGTCGCCAAGGAGATGGGCAGCACCACAAAGTTCACCGCTACACAGGCAGCGGACGCTTTGAACTATCTGGCGCTGGCCGGTTACGACGCCAACAAGGCCGCCGAGGTGCTGCCCAGCGTGCTGAATCTGGCTGCTGCAGGCGGCATGGACTTAGCCTACGCATCCGACCTCGTCACCGATGCTATGGCCTCGCTGAACCTCGAGGCCAACAAGCAGAACGTGGACGACTTCGGCAACAAGCTGGCCATGGCGGCCAGCAAGGCCAATGCCAACGTTTCGCAGCTGGGTGAAGCCATCCTGACCGTGGGCGGCACCGCCGCAAACCTGAAAGGCGGCACCACCGAGCTGACCACGGCGCTGGGACTGCTGGCGAACGTGGGCATCAAGAGCGCGGAGGGCGGCACCCACCTGCGCAACATCATTCTGGCATTGCAGTCCCCCACCGATGACGCCGCCAAGAAGATGCAGGCACTCGGCCTGCAGGTCTACGACGCGCAGGGCAACATGCGCGGGCTGGATGAGATCCTCGGCGACCTGAACGCCGCCATGCAGGGCATGACGCAGGGCCAAAAGGACAGCATCATCAACCAGCTTTTCAATAAGACCGACCTTGCTGCCGTCAACGGCCTGCTGGCCGCACAGGGCGAGCAGTGGGACACCCTCGCCGCGCAGATCGACGCCGCAGACGGGGCTATGAGCCAGATGGCCGAGACCCAGATCGACAACCTGCAAGGCGCTATGACCATCCTGTCCTCGGCGTTCGAGGGCTTGCAGCTGGCCGTCTACGACGAGCTGGAGCCGACCCTGACGGACGTGGTCAAGTGGGGTACAGATTGCATCAGTCAGCTCTCCACTGCCCTGACCGAGGGCGGGCCGGAAGCCATGATGCAGGCGGCGGGCAGCATCCTGTCCGACCTCGCGTCCGGCATCGCGGAGCAGCTACCGGGGCTGATGACCACCGGCGTGGAGATCATCACCCAGCTGGCCGAGGACATCGTGGCAGCTACACCGGCGATGCTGGACACAGCCGCCGAAGTGCTGGGCGCTCTGGTGCAGGGCATCATTGACGCCATCCCGGACCTGATCACCAGCGCCACCGAGGTGGTCACCGGATTTGTGGACTACCTCGGCGACAACGCAGACGCCATTGTGGACGCCGGTGTGCAGATTATGGAGAGCCTTGTCACCGGCATTGCAAACAACCTGCCCGCGCTCATTACCAGTGCCGCCGGACTGATTGCCAAATTTGCCGCCGCTTTGATCGAGCACCTGCCGGACATCCTCTCGTGCGGTGCCGAGCTTCTGGCCACCCTGGCACAGGGTATCATCCGCAGCCTCGAAAATCTGGCCGAAGCCGCCCTGGCCTGCATCGCCAAGCTGATCGGCGTGTGGGACGGCAGCATGGACGAGTGGGGCCACATCGGCGAGAACATCGTCCAGGGCATCATCAACGGCATTGCGGGGCTGTGGGGCAAGCTGACCTCGTGGGTCAGCGGACTGATCGCCAATCTGGTAGGCACGGCCAGCGCAGCCGCCACCACCGGCGTCGCGTCCGGCGCTGCTTCTGCGGTGGCATCAGCCTACAACGGCAAAGAAATGAACCATGACCAGCGGCATCAGGACGCACTGGCAGGCAAGGGCATCAGCAACAAGAGCTGGACTGAACGCCAGAACGAAGCAAAAGCCGCAGCGGCCGAAAGCCAGAAAGCCGCCGAGACCATCTCCCAGTCCGCAGGCAAAGCCGCATCTGCTGTCAGCGCCTCCGGCAAAAAGGCGGCGTCCAGCGCTAAGCAGACCACCGCCGAGGTGGTCAAGTCCATCTCGGACAGCACGACCACGGTCAAGGATGGTGTGACCCGCACCGTGGAGACGGTCAACGAAACCTTATCCAACGGCAAAAAGCAGCAAAAGCAGGTCATCACCGAGACGTCCCGCCAGATGGTGGAGGGCGTTCTGAAGGACATCAAGACCATCACCGAGGTGGACGAAAAGGGCAAAAAGACCGTCAAGCAGACCATGGAGACGGTGCGGGAGGTGGCAAAGACCGTCACGGCCACCACTTCCGGCATCGTGGATGGCATCCAGACCAGCACCAAGACGGTGACCGAGACCCTGACCGACGGCACCGAGACCCAGAAACAGGTCATCACCGAGACCTACGACGACGTGGTGGACGGTGCCCTCGTGACCGTGGAGCGGGTCAAGACCATTGCCGCCGACGGCACTGAAGAGGTGGCCGAGAACATCAAAGAGGCGTCCATCAAGAGCTTTGACGACCTGTGGAAGGAGCTGCAGACCCACGCCGACACCGGCCTGCTGGGCACCTTCGATGACCTGTATACCGCCGTCAAGAACAAGGACTGGAAGTCCATCGGCCTGTGGGCGGCAAACGCCATCTACGGCGGCCTGACCGCCGAGCAGAAAAAGCAGGTCAACGACTTTGCCCTCGGTCTGGTGGACAAGCTCAACGAAGCCCTGGGCAACGCCCAGACGGCCCTCGTGCAGAAGGGCATCGACATCGGCGGTCAGATCTGCAAGGGCCTGACCTCCGGTTTTGGCGAGGTGTGGACGCAGGCCAAGACCCTCGGCACCCAGCTCACCGGCATCTTTAAGGGACTGAAAGCCCCCTTGAGCAGCGCCGCGCTGGCCATCAGTCAGGGCCTGTCCGGCGGGCTGCTGTCCAGTTTCCCCGCCATCTATGCAGGTGTGGGCACCATGGTGGGCACCATCGGCGCGGCCTTTGAGGGCATGATGACGGCCATCGCCTCCGCCCTGAATGCAACGGTTTTCGGCATCCCCATGGGCGTGATCGTGGCGGGCGCTGCCGTGGCGCTGGGCGTGGCCATCGCGGCCATCTGCGCAAGCCTCGGTGCCCCCAAAAAGAGCCCGCCCAGCACCGGCGGGGGCAGCGCTTCCGGCGGGTCTGGTTCCGGCGGCATCAGCGGAGATATCGACATCTCCACCGGCACCGGCAGCCTGGAGGACGCCATCAACGCCAACACCAAGGTGCTGGAAAAGACCAACGCCGCCCTTGCCGACATGATCCGGCAGGCGGGCAGTCTGGTGCTGTCGGACAACATGCGGCTTGGCAGCACCGTGGCCGCGTCCGGCACGGCCCGTGTGGCCGCAGCCGCCAACAACTACCACCGCGAGGGTGACACCAACATCACCCAGAACATCTACTCCAAGGCCCAGACGGCGGCAGACCTCCAGCGCGAAGCCCGCTGGGAAGCCGACCGCGCCAAGGCGCAGAAACGATAAAGGAGGACGCCAATGCTTTTTAAGGATCACTTAAAGCTGGTCACAGACGCCGGTGCCGTCCTGCATCTGGGCTGGGACTACAACGCGCCCTACAACCTCGACCCGCTGAACGGCGTGGATGTGGACATCCAGACCGCGCAGGGCATCAACCAGACCGGCACCACCGTCGAGCGGCAGAGTGTGGCAGGCGTGTCCCGTACTCTGTCGGTGGTGTTCTGGGGCGGCCATGCCCTCGACAATGCCCGCAATTTTGCCCGCAAACTGCCCTACTACACCACCGGCACGATGTACTTCGGGGACGCATACTTCACCCGCTTTGTGGTGCAGAAAACGCCCTACTTTTCCAGCTACACCGAGCCGCGCTGTGAGCTGATGCTGTACAGCCCCAAACCCTACTGGTACGGCCTGACCGCAACAGCCCGCGTGCTGGGCGGCTACCAGCCCGCGTTCAGCTTCCCGGTCTGCTACGACAGTCACACCTACGGCATCCGGCAGGACGGCGAGGCGGCAGTGCTGCGCAACCCCGGCAGCCTGCCGGTGCCCTTTACGGCAACCCTGCGCAGCACCATGCCGGTGGAGCACCCGCGCGTGGTAGACCTGCACACCGGGGCCTTTATCGGCTTTGACCTGACCTTACAGGATGGCGACCGGCTGGAGATCTACCGCAGCACCACCGACCGGCTGGCCTGCACCCTGACCCGGGAGGGCGTGACCAGCAACATCTTTGCCAAGCTGGACGAGGACAGCACCCTGACCGAGCTGCAGCCCGGCGACAACGTTTTGTCCATGCAGGCCGACAGCGGTGCGGCCTATTTGCAGGCATCCGTGAGCTTTTACCCGATGGAGGCCGGTATTTTGCCGGAACCGCTATGAGACTGGACGTTTTAGAGGCCGACACCCTTGTCCGTGTGGGCTGGGTGGACGTGTGGGTGTCCCTCTACTGGGACAGTCCGTATTACTCTGAGGGCGGCTTTACCTTGGAGGTAAGGCCCACCACCGAGAATTTGCAGCTGCTGACCGAGGGCCGGTGGCTGGCGCGCAGCGACGAGACGCCCCGCATCCCGATGCGGATCTGCGCCCGCGCCAACCAAAACGGGGACTCGAACCTCGTGGTGAGCGGCTACCCGGCCACCTGGCTGCTGACCAAGCGGGCCAGCGCCACGGTCATCAAGGGCCAGAACGCCGAACAGGCCATGCGAAGCCTTGTAGCGGCGGCAGACCCGTGGCCGCGCTTGGAGCTGGGCACCGAATACGGCTTTGACACCACCTTTGACAAGCAGACCTCCGGCGGCAGCCTTTTTAGCTACTGCCAGACCATCGGGCAGGCATGTGATCTCGGGTTCCGGGTGATTCTGGACGGCAGCGGCGCAGACAAGCGTCTGTTGTTCGAGTGTTTCCGGCCCACCTTCAACCCCAACAACCGGTACAGCCCCAAGTGGGGCAACCTGCTTAATGCAGGCTGGTCTTTTGCCGACACCGACTACGCCAACGTAGCCCTTGTGCAGGGAGCCGGAGAGGGTGACCAGCGGGCCACCTGCTGGGTGGGCGACGTGGGCAGCACTGGAGCCGACCGGCGGGAGATCTACATCGACGCCCGCGACATCCAGCCCGACGAGGAAAAGGGCGAGACCACCGCCAGCCAGTCTTACCTCGCCAAATTGGCAGACCGGGGCGGCCAGAAACTGCTGGCCCAGCTGCGCACCGGCAGCATCGAGTTTGACGTGGATGATGACACGCTGGCCGTGGGCGACGTGCTGCGCGTCAGCCTGCCCCAGCTGGGCTACACCGCCATGGTGCGGGTGGCCGACATCATCACCGAGAGCCAGTCCAGCGGCACCACCCGGACCATCCGGCTGGGCACGCCGAGCTGGCACAAGACGTAAAGGAGGGCTTATGGCCGATATCATCACCTACCCGGAAAACGGCATCACCTACGACGCCGACGACGCTTCCGGGTACCTCAGCACCCGCCTGAGCGGCGTATACAGCGCAGACGAGGACTTTGCCGTGACCGCAAACGGCGGCCTGACCGTGACCGTCAGCGCCGGGCAGGCATGGGTGCGTCCGGCCCGCTTCCGGGGCCGCAGCATCATCATGGAGCAACCGGAGACGGTCACCCTGACCGCCGCCGACGCCGTGCGCAGCCGCATCGACCGGCTGGTGCTGCGCTACGACGCAGCCGCCAGAAAGACCAGCCTGCAGGTGCTTGAGGGCACCCCGGATAGCGCCAGCCCCACGGCGCCGGAGATCACCCGCACCGCGCTGGTGTATGACCTGTGCCTGGCCGAGATCCGCCGCCCGGCGGGCAGCACCGAGATCACCGCCGCCGACATCACCGACACCCGCGCGGACGAAGACGTGTGCGGCGTCATGCGGGACGGCGTGACTGGCATCCCCACGGCGCAACTGCAGGCGCAGGCGCTGGCCATAATGACCCAGCTGTCCACTGAGCTGCACACCAAACTCGCCGCCCTGGACGCCGCCATCGCAGCGGTGGAGAGCGGGAGCTTTTATACCAAGGCAGAGGCGGACGCGAAATTCGGCACGCCGTACACCCTGCCGCCCGCTACGGCGGACCAGCTGGGCGGCGTCAAGGTGGGCGACTATCTGGACGTGGACGAGGACGGCACCCTGAGCGGCAAGACCCTCAACGACAAGATCGCTGCCGCCGTGGCGGTAAAGTCGGAGCCCCGGCTGGTGTGGAACACTACGGTGACTGCCGCTGCCTCGAACCACAATATGATTCGGTCTTACGACATCCAGATTCCCGATGGCGTGGATTATGTGCATATCAAATCTAAATCGGAACGCGGCGATGGTACCGAAGTCAATATTGCGCGCGGCGGTTCGACTTATCACAGCCTTGACGCTGGAAGCGTCGCTACTTACTCCACAACTACGTTCCAGCCGAAGGGTACTCTGCACTTTCAGTTTGAAAAGTCAACAAATGCGAGTATCACTTTTTGGGTCACCGGCTACCACTACCCAACCATTGCCGAACTGCTGACCGAGACCCAGGCCGCGCAGGACGATGCCGACGCACTGAACCTTGACCAGGACTACCGCCTGACTCTTTTGGAGCTGGGCGTGACCGATGATGAAACAACTGAAACCGCATGACCAGAAAGGAAGAAATACTATGGCACTTTATAACACCTGCAAGCGTATGATCGAGCGTGGCAAGACCGCCGGTATGGCAAAAAAGCTGGATATCTTCTATGCCGCCAACAAGCTGACTGATGAGCAATATGCCGAGCTGACCGAGCTGCTGACTGAAAAGACCAGCGCCTGACCGGGCCGGAAAAGGACGCACCAAGGAGGTGTTGCTTTATGATCGAGTTCCCCATCACGCTGACATCCGGCGGCAGCGTATGCCTGCCCGGACACGCCTCGGCGCTGGCGCTGGGCTACGCCAAAAACAAGAGCGTGTACCGCCTTGCCGTTACAGCCACCGGCGAGTGGGCAGGGCTGACCATCCGAGCTTTTTGGCACGTTCCGGGTGGCTCTGACCCGGCGTCCACGCTGGTGGTGGACGGCTATGTGGCCGTGCCCGCCAGCGTGACCGCCCAACCCGGCAATGGCTGCATCACCTTTGAGGGCTCAGATGGCACCCGCACCGTCACCAGCGCAGACCTGCGGTATCGTGTCAGTGCCAACAGCGGCACGGAGGACGGCACAGAGCCGGAGCCTGGCACACCTGCCTGGCAGGAGCTGGTGGGGGCCGTGCACACCGATGCCACCGCCGCAGAGCAGGCCAAGACCGATGCACAGACGGCAGCACAGCAGGCTGGGGCATCTGCCAAAAAGGCCGGACATGCCCTTTCTGACACCATCACCGCCAAAGAGGACGCTCTGAAAGCCATTGGTGACAATCAGACCACCGCCACACAGGCTGTGGACACAGCCCGGGACAAGGCCCTCCAGCAGGTGGAAGCCTCTACCAAAGCCGCCAAGACCGCCGCCAGTGAAGCCGCAGATAGCTTGCAGGAGCTGAAGGACGGCATCGCAAGCGGTGACTTCAAAGGCGAGAAAGGTGACAAGGGCGACACTGGCCCCATCGGCCCGGTTGGTCCGCAGGGCGAGCAAGGCCCTCAAGGCCCAACAGGCGCTACGGGTGCCACTGGTCCGCAGGGCGAGACCGGGCCTCGTGGTGAACAGGGGCCTAAAGGTGACGTTGGCCCGGCAGGTGCAGACGGCAAAGATGCTCCACAAATTGATGACACCACCGTGACCGACTCTGCCCCATGGAGTAGCAAGCACATCATTGACACCCTCTGTCCGCCGCTAGACGAGACCGGCAACCCGGTGGTGTGCTACCCTGTGGGAAATTATCCGCTGGGCGTGACTGCTAGTTGGGAGCCGACGCAGGAAGGGAGCGGGGAGCCGAGCCAGGAGAATGTGCGGCCTATCCACGGCAGAGATAGTGTGCAAGTAGAGCGGTGCGGGGAAAACCTGCTGAATCCAGAAGAAAACGCCCATGTTACATATACTCCGTATGGCCTAACAATAACTTATATTGGGG